GTGCTACATCGTGGCGGCGGCGCTGAAGCAGACGCTGCAGGCGTTCCACTTCCTGACGTTCAGCCTGCAATACTACAAGATCGACAACCTGTTCGAGATTCGTGACAACAGTTTCGAGCACTCGATCAAGTACACCTTCAAAAAGCCGGACGGGACCCCGGATGGAACGATCGAGATCGTGGCGATGCCAGCGAACCCGGAGAGCCAGGACTCGTTCAACTGCAACTTCGCGATCGCCGACGAGGTGGCGGCCTACAAGAAGCCGTCGCAATACAATCGCTTCAAGGAAGCACAGAGCGCCTACACCAACAAATTGATGATCGGCATCACGACCGCCGGTGACAACATCAACAGCTTCGGCTACGGCCGGCAGGAGTACGCGGTGAAGGTGGCCACGGGGCAGATCAAGGACGACGTGTTCTTCGCGTTCGTCGCCCGTGCGGATCGCGACGAGAACGGGAACGTGGACTATACCGATCCGGTGCAGCACCAAAAGGCAAACCCGTCCTACTGCGTGACGAAGCGCCCGGAGGACCTGATGAACGCGGCGCGGCAGGCGCAGAACGACCCGCAGCAGCGCAAGGACTTCCTGAGCCGCGAGCTGGACATCTACACCACAGCCATGACGGCCTACTTTGACCTGGCTGAATTCCAGCGGTCCGACTGCAAGCACGACTGGAGCCTGGACGAGCTGGCGAAGCTGCCGATCGACTGGTACGGCGGCGCGGACCTGTCGCGCGTGCACGACCTGACGGCGGCGGCGCTGTACGGCGTCTACGCCGGCGTGGACATCGTGATCACCCACGCATTCTTCCCCCGTCCGGAGGCGGCGCGCAAGGCCGACGAGGACAACATCCCGCTGTTCGGCTGGGAGGACGACGGGTGGCTGACGATGTGCAACAGCCCGACGGTCAACTATGGCGACATCGTGCAGTGGTTCGTGCGGATGCGCGAGCGCGGGTTCAGGATCGCGCAGGTCGGCCACGATGAGAAATTCGCCGGTGAGGAGTACATCCCGCTGATGAAGCGGGCGGGGTTCAAGGTGATGCACCAGCCGCAGCTGTACGTCCTGAAATCGAAGGGCTTCCGGCACATCGAGAAGGCCGCGAAGGACGGGAGGCTGTACTACCTACACTCGGGGGCCTACGAGTATTGCGTGGCAAACGTCCGGGCGATCGAGAAGACCGACGACCTGATCCAATACGAAAAAGTGCAGCCGGAGCATCGAATTGACCTGTTCGACGCTTCGGTTTTTGCGTGCATACGAATGCTGGAGGGCACGGACAAGCGAAACAAGGCCAGAAAGTGGTGGGGAAATTGAGCAAACGAAAGCGCGCGGGGATCCGCGCCGGGCAGGTGCGGGCCGAGGCTCCCGCCACGAACCCGGTCGCGCTGTGGCTGGCCGGCGGCGACATCTGCTGCCCCGGCTACACCCGACTGAGCGACAACCCGGAGATCATGACCGGATGCCTGCGCATCGCCGAGCTGATCGGCAGCATGACGATTTACCTGATGAGCAACACCGACCAGGGCGACGTGCGGATCGTGAACGAGCTGTCGCGGATGATCGACATCACGCCCAACGGCACGATGACGCGCAGCCAGTGGATGACGGCGATCATGATGAACCTGCTGCTGTACGGCAACGGGAACAGCGTGGTGGTGCCGCACACCTACGAGGGCATCCTGCGCAGCATGGAGCCGATCAGCGCGCGCCGGGTGGAATTCCAGCCGGTCGGCAACAGCTACCGGGAATACCGGGTGAGGATCGACGGCGTGGACCGCGATTCCGAGAGCGTGATGCACTTCACGTATAACCCAGACCCGACCTACCTGTGGAAAGGCCGCGGCGTGACGGTGGCGCTGAAGGAGATCGCCAACAACCTGAAACAGGCGCAGCGGACCGAGAATGCCTTTATGAGCAGCGAGTGGAAGCCCTCGATCATTGTGAAGGTGGACGCGCTGACGGAGGAATTCTCGAGCCCCGAGGGCCGGCAGAAGCTGCTGGAGAGCTATGTCAAGCCCAGCCGGACCGGCGAGCCGTGGCTGATTCCCGCGGAGCAATTCCAGGTGGAGCAGGTGCGGCCGCTGTCGCTGGCGGACCTGGCGATCAAGGACACGGTGGAGCTGGACAAGAAAACCGTGGCGGCGGTGCTGGGCGTGCCGGCGTTCCTGTTGGGCGTTGGCGAATACAGCCAGGCTGAATGGAACAACTTTGTGCAGACGAAGGTGCGCGCCCTCGCCCAGAGCATCCAGCAGGAGATGACCCGGGTGCTGATCACCAGCCCCAAGTGGTATCTGCTGCTTAATTTCTGGAGCCTGCTCGACTATGACCTGAAGAGCACCAGCGACATCCTGCTGGCTGGCAGCGACCGCGGGTATGTGTGCGGCGACGAATGGCGTGACCGCATGCACATGCCTCCGGCGGGGCTGAAGGAATACAAGGTTCTCGAAAACTACATCCCCTACGAGGATTCGGGTAAGCAGAAAAAGCTGGTGCAGGAGGGCGAGGAATGAAACCGAAGCTCAGCTGTCCCTACGCGCGGCATGACGCGCGGATGTGCATCCAGTGCACGAAGCTGGAGGACGCCTGCACGCACCAGCGTTGGTGCATGAGCAAGGGCTGGGCGGTACTGACCGATCAGGCGGGAAAATGCCCTGCCAGGAAGGAGACTGAGAATAATGGCTCTTGACAGAACAATTCGGCAGGTACGAAGCGTCGAGACGAAATTCGAGACGCGGGGCGACAGCGACGAGCTGCGCATCGAGGGATACTTCGCCGTATTTAATTCCAATTACGAAATCGCGCCGGGCATGAGCGAAAGCATCGCGCCGGGCGCTTTTTCCCGGACGCTGCAGGGCGGCGACATCCGGGCGCTGATCAACCATGACACGACTTTCGTACTCGGGCGGACGAAGGCGCACACGCTGGATCTGCGCGAGGACGCGCGAGGACTGTGGGGCAGCGTGGTCATCAATCCGAACGATGGCGACGCCATGAACCTGTACGAGCGCGTGAAGCGTGGCGACGTTGACCAGTGTTCCTTTGGCTTCCAGATCGTCAGCGAGGAATCCGATTTCCGCGAGGACGGCTCTGTCCATTGGACAATCAAGGATGTGGACCTGTTCGAGGTGTCCGCGTGCACTTTCCCGGCCTACGAGGAGACGAGCCTCTCCGCGCGGGCGAGCGAGCGCGCCGAGCTTGAGGCCCGGCGGTTGGCGGCGTGGAAAGCGCAGGCAAAAAATAAATTGATGGGAGGCGCCGACTAATGGCACTGAAAGCCCTGCTGATGAAGAAGCAGATCGACAACAAGAAGAAGTTCCTGGACGCGCTGCGCGCGAAGACCGCCGAATTCGAGACCCGCGAGGCCCAGCTGACGCAGGCCATCGAAGAGGTGGAAACCGAGGAGCAGCGCGCCGCCGTGGAGGAGGAGATCAACTCCTTCAACACTGAGAAGGCCGGGCACGACCAGGCGATCGGTGAGCTGGAGCGCGAGATCGAGGGCCTGGAGAACGACCTGGCGGCCGAGGAAGCCGCCCAGAATACCGAGCCGCCTGCGAAGCAGGAGGCCGAGAGAAAGGATGAAAAACCCATGAACACCCGCGAGAAGAATCCCCAGATGACGCTGCGTGAGCGCCTGGCCGACATCGTCACCCGCGATGACTCCAAGGATTTCCTGAGCACGGTCCGCGACGCCATCACCAACAAGCGCGCCATCTCCAACGTCGGCGTGCTGATTCCCGACGTCTACCTGCCGCTGATCCGCACCGAGATCGCCCGCGCGAGCCGCCTGCTGCCCTATGTGCAGCTGCGCAGCGTGTCCGGCGACGCGGTTCAGAACATCGCCGGCTCCATCCCCGAGGCGGTGTGGACTGACTGCTGCGCGAACCTGAACGAGATCGACCTGGGCTTCAACCAGATCGAGGCTGGCTGCCACAAGGTGGGCGCCTACATGGCCATCTGCAACGCGACGCTGGAGGATGCGGACATCTCCCTGGCGGCCGAGATCGTGTCCGCTTTGGGCACGGCCATCGCGAAGGCCCTGGACAAGGCGATCCTGTTCGGCACCGGCATCAAGATGCCCCTGGGCGTCGTGACGCGCCTGGCGCAGACCTCCCAGCCGGCTGACTGGGGCGCTATGGCCCCGGCGTGGACTGACCTGCACACCAGCAACGTGATCACGCTGAACATCGACTCGAGCTCCGGCGCGGCGTTCTTCCAGGCCCTGATCGAGAAGCTGGCCGTCGCCAAGCGCAAGGTCGTCGGCACCAACGGCGATCCCGTGTGGGTCATGAACCGCAAGACGCACCTGCACATCATGGCGAAGGCCCTGGCGTTCGACGCCAACGCGGCGCTGCAGGCCAACACCAGCCTGATGCCCATCATCGGCGGCAGGATTGTCGAATTCGAGGACGACCAGATCTCCGACAACGAGATCATCGGCGGCTACTTCGACAACTACCTGATGGCCGAGCGCGCGGATGTCCGCTTCGCGAACAGCGATATCCCGATGTTCCTGCAGGACATGACCCTGTTCAAGGCCACCGGGCGCTATGACGGCAAGCCGATCTTCGGCGAGGCTTTCGTTATCGTGAATTTCGCGAACACCAGCCCGACCACCAGCAAGACCTTCCCGGTTGACTGGGCGAACACCGACCTGAACGAGCTGACCATCAGCGCGGCGGCTTCCGGGTCCAACACCGGCAAGACCGTGCTGACCGTCACCGACTACCTGGCGGACAACGACCCGGTGCTGTACTACAAGCTTGGCACCCAGAAGGTCGCGGCTGGCGACGCTATCGTCACCAGTGGCACCGGCGCGTGGACTGCCCTGACCAGCGGCAGCACCGAGATCACCGCTGCGGCGGGCAAGAAGATCACCGTGGTCGAGCTGAACGCTGCGGCTGCTTCCGGCGGCCTGGTGGTGTCCGCCGGCGTGGTGGCTTCCGTGCCGAAGGCGTCCTGATGAGAGCGGGGTGAGCAGTAATGGCAGATAGCACGATGCTGGCGATGCTGAAGACCGATCTCGGGATCAGCGCCGCGCAGACGGCCTATAACGCGCGGCTGGAGCAGCTGCTCACCGTCGCCCAGAGGGAGATCATTCAAGAGGGGGCGTCCACACTGGACGCCTCCGATCCTTTGGACATGCAGCTGATCGTGATGTACGCCGCGTGGCTGTGGCGCAGGCGCGACGAGATGACGGGAATGCCGCGCATGCTGCGCTGGACGCTGAACAACCGGGTCATGGCGGAGAAGGCGGTGACCGTGGATGGTTGACACCACGATCACGCTGACGACGCCGGGCACGCGAGTGCAGGGCAGCGACGGCGTATGGCGTGACGGCACGCCGACATCCCGAGAGATTTTCGCACGGATGGACAGCGTGAGCCGCAATGAGTTTTACGCCGGCGGCGAGGGCGGATTCAGGCCGGAGATGCGCTTCACGGTATTCCCCGCGGAGTACCAGGGCGAGGACCGGCTGCTCTGGAACGGCGACGCCTATGCCATCTACCGCACCTATCTGGTGCCGGGAACCGACGATCTGGAGCTGTACGTGCAGCGAGAGGTGGGTGTGCACAATGGCGCACAAAACACCCCTTGACCAGATGGCGGACGCGATCAGCGACATTCTGGAAGAATACGGGGACGATCTCACCGAGAACGTCGGGGAGATCGTGACGCAGCTGGGCCGGAAGGGCGCGCAAGCGCTGAAGAAGGAGTCCAGGCAGGCGTTTCCCAATGGAACCGGCGAGTATGCGAGGCACTGGCGTTCGCAGGTCGAGCGCGGGCGGCTGTCCACGACGGCGATCATCTACAATGACCACCCGGGACTGCCGCACCTGCTGGAACACGGGCACGTGACCCGAAACGGCACGGGGCGC